CAAGGATCTAAAACCCTTACACGTTGGGGTGCGATGATTGAAGCATCTAAGAAGGTAAAACCTTGGAGAACTGATGTCAAGGAAGCTGCTCTTGAATGTTATTCGTCAGGAGCATTGAACTTACCTGTAAGAGCAGATATAGAATTTGTTTTTCCTAGACCTAAATCACATTATGGAACAGGAAAGAATGCAGATGTATTAAAACCTTCAGCACCTAAGTTTTGTACAAGTAGAGGTAATGGAGATATTGATAAGCTGTCTAGATCTACTTTAGATGGATTGTCTGTTAGTGCTGGGGGAAGTGTGTTAGAGGATGATTCGCTTGTTGTCGAACTAAATACAAAGAAGAGATATATAAATAAAGATGAATTACCAGGAGCATATATTGCAATATCCTCTATTTGTGATTAGTATACTAATAGTTTACTAATACTAATTAAACATGGCCACCACAACTCTGCCTAATCTAGCTGGGGTAATCAAAACTACTGACATCTATAAAAAGATGAAGTTTGATTATGTCGCTTGGGCTAAAACTGCACAGATACTAAGAGAACACGCTCCTGGTTGGCAGTTCTGTCTTGATAAATTCACTTCTGAAGAAGGTATATCATCTTATATTTCTCAAGCTCCCGATGGAACTGGTTTTCTTATGGGATACTTTGAACACATTGATACAGGTGTCAAAACTACTCTCTTCCCTTTTGCCATTACAGATAATGCAAATAGACCCTTACAAAAGATTTCTTCTGTCAACTTTCAAAATTCACATCGTAGATGTCTTTGTGCCTGTGCTTGTTTTACCTTCGGTTTAGCTTATGAATTATGGGCACAGATTGAAATTGAAGATGCAAAGAAAGAAGAAGCTTTACCCGAAAAAGAAGATCGAATAAAAAGAACTCCCAGTAAGCCTAAAGATAAAGGTGAGCCTATTGAATCTATAAAAGATAAGAACTATGGTGAACCTATATCTAAATTTGCCAAAGATGCTGTTGTTACTAAGATGATGAATCTAGCAAAACAATATCCTGATAAAAAAGATTCTGTAATAGATAAATTTAAAAAAATGTTTGATATTACAGCAGAAGGAATTGGTCCTGATGACATAAGAACCTCTGAACAAGGTAAAGCCCTTACACTTCTAATAAATGAAATTGATTCAACCTTATGACACAGGAAGAAGCAGAATTTGCAGGGAAACAAGTTCTAGATCAACTTCAAGAACGCAAGCAAGATCGCCATAAAGATTACAACAGAAACATCTTTTCTATCAGAACTGATGATCTTCTTGCAAAACAAATTAGAACTTATTGCAAAGACAATAATGTTCGTCCCAATCAATTTATTAAAAACGTTTTACAAAACTATTTCAATGGCTAACTCACAACAAGAATTTAATCCAGCACTTCCATTACCTGTTAAATTTACTGTTCAAGATGGTAGATTTGGTCCTCAACTAAGTTTGTTTATTCCAAAAGAATCTATCACGCATCTCATGGATCACTTTCAAAATTTAGTAAATACAAAAACTGCTGGAGGCTCAGTTTATCTTGGAAAAGAAAAAGGCACAGTTAAAACTGAAGGTATATATATCAACGCTAAAGCGTTGGAATCAGATGACGGGAACGGATTTTTTGGTCAAATTAATCCACAAAAAATAGAAGGTGTTACTAACTCACAAGGTCTGTTTTAATTTTATTTACAAAAGGCATATGTTTTATCCTATGCCTTATATTTAAACAATGAAACCTGTTAGAAAATCGATCCTTAAACTACGCAAACTTAAGGAGATAAGACGTAAAAATCTAGAAAAAAACTTTCTAGAAATTCAAATGAAAGGACAGGATCATTATGTTTTTATTAAAGAAAATGGTAAGGCACAAGTAATTTATGATCAGGGTCGTTGGGTTACAGAACATATAAGAACTGCTGTTCTTAAATTTAATTATGAAGTTGATAAAATTGATAATTTATTAATTAGAGATTTTACTGATGAAGAGATTAACGAATACGAAAAAACTTCTTAATAGGATTAGTAGGTTTTCTTCTTCTTACTTCTTTTACAACAGCATTTGCTTCAAGTTCTATTAATCTATTTAACATTGCTGCCATAAAAATATCTTGATCAAATTTTTTTCTAAGAAGATGTGTACAATATCTTTTTACATTATCTAAATCATTAGCTTTCATTACTTCTCTACATTGCATTTCAACTTCTAACTCCAATTCTGGAGGTGCTGGTTCGATATCAATGTTTAGAAATTTGGTAATTTTCATTTAAGAGGAAAAAGTTGTTTCTCTAAAATATCAACTGCACGATCATCAAGAGTATTTGAGGTCTGTTTACAAATTGCTCTCAGCAAATCTACAACTAATCTTTTACAAGTTGTCGTGGTAAGGAAGCGTAATAATAAAGGTTTTAAAATTTTGACCATGATCTGTCTGTTTTTCCAAACATAGCACACGTTATTGAATCTTGCCTTCTAACCTACTAACGGCTTGTGATAGCTTATTAAGTCTGTTGTATATATCTATTATGGTTTTTTCTCTTCTGTTGCTCATATTGGATAACACCATAACAAAAGCTGTTGCTGCTGCTCCAATCAACGCTCCATATACCTCTGGCATTGTTTTAAGTTGTATTTATGTATAGTATGACTAATGAATCCTACTTCTGACATTTAAAATGGAAGATCAAGAAGAAAAGGAAGGTAATCGTGTCGAAACGATTGTTAAAATTGCAGTTTTAGTTTGGTCTGCTGCAATGCTAACCCTTTCCTACTACGAACCACCTAGCGGAAAAAAGATTGTAGACTTCGATCCAACTTTTATCGCTTCGATTTTTTCGGGAAGTTTGGCTTCTTTTGGTTTGCAGGTTGGTAAGAAAAAGAACAATAATGCCCCTAAAATAGTAGATAATAGTAAAAACAAAGCAGGTATTAAATGAAAAACCTAATCCCACTTTTGCTACTTGCTGGAATACCAGCTTCATATGCTGGAGGAATCAGTCACTCAATATCTTCATCTGTACAGCTTGAAGCAGTATCAGCTGGCAGTATTGCAACAAAAGGTTCTAGCTCGTACAGTATCTCAGGTAGCGGTGTGACCACACTAGATTCTGATGATGCTAATAGTATTGGCGGGTTTGGCACTACCTCAGATGGTGTTCCAGAAATTACTTTTCCAGATTCTGTTTCTCAAACGACAGCAGGAGAAGCTTTTAGTTTTGCTTCTAGCTATGTAGAAGGTGATGCTACACCTTCAGCAGCAGCTACAGTTGGCGAAATACCAAACTTTTCAAGCATAACTTCCACTGAGGCAGCTAATGTTGGTACAGCAGATATCGGCTTAGATAATCATAGTATTACTTTAACTCCTGGAACCGGCACAGGCGTTACTCTTACAGGATCGTTTGTTACTGAGTTAACTATTGATTGATGTGGAGGACATTACCGTTTGTTTTTCTTATATCTAGCCCTGTCTACGCTGTGCCTGTGGTTCCTAACTTCACTCAGGGTAGCTCCACTTCAAGAACTGAAACCACAACAAATATTACAGAGACTATACGAACAACAAACTATAATTCTGGGTACACATATTCAGTTACAGGATCAGGTATTGAACATGATGGATCGACTATATCTGCTCCAAACGCAACTGTTACTGAAACTATAAACGGTAAAAAATATACATGGACAGGTTTAGATTTAGGAGAAAAACCGAATTGGTCAATAACAAACCCAGGAGATGCTTTTCAATTTACAGAGGTTTACACTCCACCTGGTTTAGAATCTGTCATAGACGTAACTCGCACCATAGAAAGCCAAAGCGTTACAGATACAACTACAATATTCTCGCAATAGCTGGATTATTATTTGGGAGTCCAGCGTTTGCTAATACCTCAAACACTGCGGCTCCATCAGCTTCAGCTAGTGGTTCGGTTTCTAATTTCGCAACGCAAGTTTTACAGGGAAATACTATAGAAAATCATTACGGAAATGGTATTAGATGCCAGGGACCACAGGTATCATTTTCACCATTTATAACTTCTTCATTTAACCAAAAACGCCCACAGGACTACACATATGATACGCCAGTGTACGACCAAAGCGTTGATGAAAATGGTAATTTAATTAATCCAGGTGACATTTTGTATTATCAAGAAAATTACAGTGGTAATAAAGATAGTTTAGGACTTAACTTTGGGGCTGCATTAACATTTACTTTTCCACTAGATAACAGGTTTCAAGATGCGTGTTTAAAATCTGCTACAACCCAAGAAAAGATACAACAGCAAATATTATCCAGTAAACGCCTTGATTATGAATTAGCAAGACTTAAAAATTGTGGAGAGCTTAAAATTCAGGGCATTGAGTATGCAAAATCAAGTATATATCACAAATTATGTGAGGATGTAATAGTTAATCCACCTAAAAACCAAGTATTACCACACACTCATAAATTAGAGTAGCAACTGATCTATCCATCAGAGCAGAGGCCAAGTTAATGGCATGATAATGGGTCAAGTTGCTTATGTACTATTCTATCTTATCTTTCTTCTTTGTCAGTTTCTTTATTACGTTTTTAACAACTGGTTTTACTAAATTAAGAATGATCGGAGCAGAACAGCCGACCAAAGCAAGACTAAAAACCCCAGTAAACTGCTTAAAACTTGGAATGTATTGGTCGATGAACGGTACGTCTTCATACAAAGTGATACACTCAATCCCATTTTGCCCTCTTTCATAACCAATAACACGTTCCAGTTTCTTATCGTTACGAAAATCTCCTATTCTTTGGTCTTTTTTACTTGGACAGGGTGGTATTTCTAGTTCTTCTTTCTTTTTCTTTTTTGTTGTCTTGCGTTCTTGTTGTTGCGGTTGCTCTTGTTCTTGTTGTGGTTGTTGTGCTGGGGCAGTATAAATAAAATTTGCAGGGTTATATTCTAATGGCTCAAAGCTAGGGATATCAAACGTACCACAAGCTTGATATGTGCCTAGTTCATCTTCATTAATAAGTCCTGTAAGGTTATTTCTATGGGCATCAACACATCCTGGAATATCTACAACTGGTTTAATGATTAAATCTAATATCGGTGGTTGTATTTCCCAAGTTTTGATTTTTGGAACGTAAACTTCTTTTATTTCAATTTTTTGTATTTTCGTCATCTACATCACCAATAGAAATAGACCAGCCATCTTCTCCAAACTTACCAACTTCTTTTATTTCAGGTTTTTTTATTTTTTTATCTAATTCTTCGTGATACTTTTTTATTTCGTTGTCTAGTTCTAAATTAAACTTTTGCATACGCAACCAATGAACTAACTTGTCTATGTAATATTTTATTAGCTTTTTTAAAAATCCAAATATCATAAAGGCAACATAGGGCCAGTTACTTTTGGTAATTTCTTTTCTATTTGATTTGGCATTATCTTATTTACATTACTCATAACTTTTTCCATCATCATTGCTTCAAACTGCGGACTTGTAATGTAACGATAACCAGCGTATCCAGCAGCAATAGTTGTAACGCTAATGATAAAGGATAAAATAGATAGAACAGATGAGATTTTATTTAACATGAGAGATGCGTTTGCAAAAGCATTAGTACCTGTTACTATGATAACCTTTATAGCAATTATGGCATTATGCCCTCTTTATGTGACAATGGGTTTTATAACAAGGCAGATGCAAACTAAAGTTAATTAAAGTTTGCCGTAAAGACCTTCAGCGTCTTGTTTTACTTGTTCTTTTTCTTCTTGAGAAAAATCATCTAAACGATCTGCAATAATCGCTTCAATTTGTACATTTCTTATCTGTAAGCTATTAATCATATTACTTAATTGTTGAACTTTTTCTTTATTTTCTTTAAGTTCAAGTTGCAACTTATCTGTTGTAGGTTTTGTCATAGTTTTTTGTAGATAATTTTAAAAAGGTGTCCCTGTAGCTTCAACAGGTGTTTGCACTAGTGTAACAGCATTATCCATTGCTGTCTCCATTGCAGTTACTTGAGAAGTTCCCAAAGATGCTTTGACCCATGTGATCATGGTATCTGCTGTCGGGGTTTTTTTACTTGTATCAAAAGCAATAAATTCAGATGGTAATGAATTAGGCTTTTCAAAAGAAACAGAACCAGTTTGTCTTGTACCTTCTACTTCTGTTTCACCATCCATCGCTTTTAGACGAAAAATAATTTCTTTAATAAAACCATCTGCAATGTCTCTTTTGCAGGTGTTAATTTCCCAAGTTTTAATAATTGCCATTAGCTTGATTTGTCTGCTATTAGTTTAGCTTTATATGCTGATTTTACAGCATCAGTCCATACAATGCCACAGATGCTCTTTACATCATTAGGTATTGCAGTAACTCCATCAGGTTCTTTACCTAATGGATTGTCTACTAAATTATCTGAAGCGTCTAACGATCCACAAGTTAAAGTGTATCTTTCGTAAGATCTAGAACCAGATATCTCCACTCCATCTCTTTTGATTACTGTAGCTTTTCTTACTTGAACTGCTTTATATGTGCCAACAACCTGTATTTGGTCGTATTCAATAGATTCAGTTAGTGCCATTAGGATTAATCTCCGATTAAAACAGGTTTAGGCTTAGTTTATAGACGTAGCTCGGTCTAAGTTGCTGTGAAGTATGTTATAGAACCACGAATCGCTGTATTATTTTCAAAATCGCCATCTACCATTGTATCGGTGTCATCTTCTGCTCCAACTGTATTTCTTATTTCTAATTCACTTGTACCACCCATTGCAACAAAAACAATATTTGCAGAGTTAGTTGCGATGTCATTCCAAAAACATGAAACACCACTTGCTTCTGCGGTTGTTGCACTCAAAAGATCTTCTATAGCAAAAGGTAAACCAGCTATAGTTGCATCACCTGATGCCGAACCTTTACTTGTTAATGTAAAACCAAAGTTAACAGTCACCTGTCTACCAATTTTTGTGTACGATCCACCACGCATACTGCTGTAAGTAATGCCTGTTGTAGCACCGCCAAACTCTAGTGAAGGCGTGAATACACCTTCTTCATAATCATCAAATTGGTTAGCAGCAGCAGTATCAGATCCAAATGTTATACCGCCTTGAACAGTACACCCGAAGGAAGTTGACTCGAACTTTTTAGTTCCACTGTAATAGAGTTCAACGCCTCCGAATTGTACAGCTTTAATAGAATCGTGAGCACCAGCACCTGTAGCATTTGTTTGTGCAAGCCAACTTTCTCTTGCTCTATTAATAAGACTACCTGTTGTATGGCATCTTATATGTGAGTCCGTACCGTCATGGTATAGTTCAAGATCTGACCCAGTACCAAATATTGCTTTATCGTTATCAGCAAAATCAATATCGTTACCATTACTTTGTAAATCACCGCCTAGTTGTGGTGTAGTATCTTCAACAACATTACCAAGACCACCAGTTGAAATAGCAGAACCATTAATTTTTAACGTACCAGTGACGTTAACGCCATCACTAAGTGTCTCAAAACGCTTTGTGTTGTCGTAGTAGAGTTCTACGGCTCCGTTAACATTACCAGTTAAATAATTTTCATCTCTTGCACTATTTCTTAAAGCTAGACTGTCAGTTCCAATTATTATTCCTCCTCCTCCTGTATCTGTAATCCTTAGATCACCTGTTGTATTCGTTAGGTAAGAGTGTGTTCCATCGTGATAAATTTCTAAATCTTGACTAGCACCGAGTTGTAGCTTTTTATTGTCATTTGGTATTAAAACGTGTCCATCCGCATCTATTTTCATGCGTTCAGTAAAAGAAGTACCTGTGGTTGTTGAAAATTTTATAACTGCTGGCTCAGTATCTCTTCCACCACCAGCAAGTTCAATTTCTCCACCTCTTCCACTTCCTCCACCTCTAATTCTTATACCAGCTTCGTTATCACCTCTCATACCAGCAAAAGTATTACCAGCAGCATTTCCTGTGCTAAGTTGCAATACATCTGCTTCGTTAGCACCAGTTATATTTACTCTAGAAGTTACATCAACGCCAGTTGAAGTTGTCTCTAACTTTGTTGAGTCGTCAAAGTAAAGTTTTACGGCTCCATTACTAATACCATTAATATAAGTTTCGTTTATCGCTGCATTTGTAAGACTAATAGCATCACCAGCAATAAATAAAGTATTAGTAGAATTTTTAATTATAGAGTTTGTTCCATTGTGATAAATTTCTAGGTCATTTGATCCTCCAAAAACAGCTTTATCATTGTCATGCCATCTAACTAAATTTTCTGATGGTTTAAAAGTAACAAAGTTAGAATCGTCTGTACCTTTAACTCTAAAATCACCTAAAAATACTGAACCAGTAGTTGTAGTACCAGTAACTTTAATTCCAGTTGAGGTTGTCTCAAAACGCTTTGTACCGTCATAATAAAGATCTACTGCTCCATCAGTATGAAATCTTGCTAATACTTCACCACCACTTTTTTGGAAATCAATTTTAGCTCCATTCGTTGTAAATCTTAAATCACCAGTTCCATTATCAAAAATATGGGAATGTGATCCATCATGATAAATCTGTAGATCATCACCATTACCAATTTTAATTCTGTTATTACCAGATCCACTAGAATCTTCTAAATTTACATTATCTGAAAAACTTATAGTAGATCCATCTCCTGTCCTTAATGTTCCAGTTACAGTAGCTCCAGCCGAAGTTGTCTCAAATACCTTTACATTATTATG